ATATAATATAGTAGATAATAAAGAGGATAATAATAATAAGTCGATGCCTTGGGCTGAAGGGGTGGAAGTACCATTTGAGTCAGAGGCATTCCAGAAGGCTTGGATGGCTTGGATAGACTATCGCAAGGAACTGAAGAAGGCTCTAAAGCCCACGACTGTTAAGGCTCAATGGAAGCAGTTCGCAGTTTGGGGCGAAGCCAAGTCGATAAAGGCGATTGAGATTTCAATCAAGAATGGCTGGACGGGCTTGTTCGAGCCGCATATGAACAACCAATACAAGCAGTATCCCCTCCAAGCCAAAGACCACGATGTATTCTAATTACACTCTATGCGAATGCGGTAAGCGTGGTGCGTTGTTCGCAAACGAACAGCATAAACTAGTCCGCTACCACAAGTGCCGCAACTGCCTTAACCCCGACAGGGTCAAGGCTGACGGGCTTCGTGAGCCGCTGTTTCCTCCATCGATGCCAGAGGTGTTCCGAGACACCGACATCCAGCGTTTGCATCCCAAGGTTCAGTCCGTTCTGGATTGGAAGCCAGACTCAGATATGAGCGGACTTCTCCTGCACGGCACAACGGGCGTGGGCAAGACCAGAGGCATCTGGGAGATTGTGCGTAGGCTCTGGGTCGAGGAGGCTAAGACGGACAAGCAGTTCCCTTATAATTTCCTAACTATGCGGAAGTTGGAGGGGATGATTGAGAAGTCCTTCGAAGAGCGTGAGCATAGCAAGATGATTGATGAACTAATAAATATGAACTTCCTAATCTTGGATGACTTCGGCAAGGAGCGGCTGACCAGCCGTATGGCTTCCGACCTGTTCGCCGTCATCGATGAGCGAAGCACGGCTCGCCGCCCGACAATCATCAGCACGAACTTCAACGGGTCAGCCCTTCTGGAGAGATTTGAAAACAGGGATAAGGAGACGGGCATAGCCCTAATCCGCCGCCTTAAGGATTATTATAAGATTGTGGGAATCGGGGTTGACAAGCCCGTCTGATGTTTACAATCGTAAATTAGTCATCGTGGTTGTTGACTAGTGCATACTGAGGGGGGTGGCGTAAAAACCACCCCTCTCTTCTTTTTGTGTTGACTGTAATACCCTTTGGTCTTTTTCTCAGTCCCGCTATGAAACGAATCATCACCATCATCCTGTCCAGCCTTGTTGCCTATGCCAAGGGGAGCGTTGTCACCAACGACTTTCTCGACAAGGTGGCTGTAATCGAGAGCAACAACAATCCCAATGCCGTGGGGGACAGGGGTCGGGCAATCGGGGCTTACCAGATGCACGAACCAGCCTTCCGTGAGGCTTGCACCTACCTTGGAATAAAGACGGGACAGAGGGCTTTCTGGAACGACATCATCGCCGCCGACCACAAGCGGTACGCCAAGACGGACTACGCCAAGACTGTAGCCCGTGCCTATTTTGAGATTCTGGAAACCCAGATGAAGAAGCGTGGCATCATCCCCACGGAGGAGAACCTGTATATGGCTTACAATATGGGCTTTGAGGGGGCAAGGAAGTACCGCTTCAACCCACGCAACCTTACTCTTGACAGGTCTAGGGCTAAGATTCTTGCTAGGGCTTGCGACATTCTCAACCGATGAAAACCAAGAACTACACACACCGAACCAAAGACATTATGCTTACCTGCCGATTCCCTTCCTCTCTTGTGAAGTTGGTCAACAAGGTCTCCAGCCGTCTTGAAATGACACGCTCTGAGTACATCAGAAATATTGTGCAAAAAGAGATTGACGCTACGCCTGTGTCATACAAGAACTGAGGCTCTTATGAATCACTACGACAACCTATTCAACCCATACTCAAATCATCCTATGCAAACCAACGAAGCCGCCCAGACCAGCCTGTACAAGTCTCTTATAAAGTTCGTTTCTGAGACCAAGGATATCCACGCTGACAGCGTGAACCCGTTCCACAAGTCGAAGTACGCCAGCCTCGCCAAGCACCTTGAAGTGCTGAAGCCGCTAGCCGCCAAGCACGGACTCGCCATCGTGCAGTTCCCAATCGGATTCGACAACTCTGTCGGTGTCCGCACCATCATCATTCACGAAGGCGGAGGTGTGCTTTCCTCTGATGCCGTCATCCCCTGTGAGAGCGGAATGAAAGGACAGGACGCTGGTGCTTTGTATTCTTACATCCGCCGCTACGCCCTCGCCGCTGTGTCGGGCTGTGCCACGGATGATGACGATGCAGAACTTGACCGCCAGATTAAGTCTGCTCCTGCCAAGTCCGCTCCCGCTCCCAAAGCCGCCAGCGTGACCAAGGGAACGGGCGTGTTCGCCGCTCCTGCCGCCGCTCCTGCCGCTGGCTCTGGAGACATCCTAGTTCCTTTCGGTGACCGCAAGGGACAGCCTCTCTCCAGCCTCCCGCTGGTCGAGACAGACCGCTCCGTCAAGTTCGGTGACCTCACCTACTTCGCCAAGCGTTGGACTCCCAAGCCCTACGGAGATAATCCTAATCCTTCCGCCCGTGACCTCAAGGTCAAGGCTGAGGCTGAGCGTCTCTTCAAGGCGGCTACTGAGGGTGCAACGGCTGAACCCGTTGACGATGTACCTTTCGACACCAACCCCTTCTAATCTACGCATATGGAAAACAACCAATACAAGCGGTATCCCGAAACCAACTACATCATTCTGTCCGATGGGACTGTCGCTAGGCTTCTCAAGCCTACCTTCATTCACAGGCAGACCTACTTCAACCTCATCATCAATGGCAAGATGAAGCGGATGAACAGGCAGGATGTCATCAAATGGTTCAATGGTGATTCAGAGAATGGCAACGGACAAGACTCATAAGACAAACGGAGTTTTCTACCTTCGCAGAATCTATCTGAGAACCAAGAAGAACCCAAACGCCAAGTTCATAAGTCTATCTATGGAACAGGCTGGCAAAATCATCGAACAGGCACAGCAGATGCTCCCTAACGGGGAGTACAGCGTGAAACAGAACTCAGTCCGTGCGGCGGCTCTCGTCCTGTGCATTGAGCCGCAGGAACTTGTCAACAGGCTTCACCAGAAACAGACCAAGAACTACTTGAACGAAATCTCAGAACTGAAGAACCGCATCAAGCAGTTGGAGGACGCAGGTGACAACATCGCTGAGTCAGCCAGCCCAGCCCATCGTGCGGCGTGGGTTCGTGCCAAGAGCCTAGGACGATGACACTCAGAGAACCACAATGATTCCTCAAGAACTAATTAACAGACTTGGCTTCGATGCTTGGGCATCCTGCCGTATCACAGACGCTCTGGAGAACGCCAAGCCTCTGATGTTCGGAGACGGCAACATCCGATACGAATACAACGACAGCCTTACTGTGGCTATCGAATGGAATGAACACGGATACACGGCTGGTCTCCGTGCCTACACCAAGGACGGCTGGAAGGAACGCACCTTCTCCTCACGCCGATGACATCAAGCAAAGACCATATGGTGAGGGTTGACAGGGCAGAACCTCCGCACGAAAACTGCTACTGCGAAAAGTGCTACCCGCTTGTGCATCGCTGGGCGTACAAGATAATTTTTGAATCATACCAGAAGATTGCTGAGGACAACGGGACGCTCCGTGAGCAACTGAAGAACTCGGAGAAGGAAGAGCAGTTCCTGCTGAAGTCTGGAGAAGAGAAGGACAAGTACATTGACTACTTGCAAGAGCGTATCATCCAACTTGAGACGGCAATCATTTCTGGTGGGGCTATCGTTCCAGACGCAAAGCCGTTTGAAGAATGATTCACGAATTCCGCAATCCAATCCCCGTCAAGACACCGCTTGGCTATGGCATCCTGCTGTATGTGCGTGACGGCGGTCAGTACTGCAACGACATCTTTGCCGTGGTTCTGGAGAAGGACGGCGTGATTCGGCATATGCGGACAGACCAATTCTGCATCATCCCTAACGACACCTATGACATCAGAAATGAAGAAGCGTAAGTACGAGGGCTGGAAGGTAGTCCAGAATACTGTTCTGGACTACTTGGGCGAGGACGGAGTCACCACCCACACAGCCTACGAGATTGCTAAACTCCACAACCTAGATGTTAGGTCTATACGCAAGTCAGCCAAGCGGCTGGGCGTTAAGATTAAGCCAGCACCCCGTGGCGGACGCAGGAGACCGCTCAACCAATACACAGTATGAGAAAGGGGCAATCTACCCACGGCTACGGCAAGACCAAGCAAATCGTGGAGGAGGCAAAGAAGAAGAATATGTCCATCAAGGAAGTGGCTAAGGAGTACGGGCTGTCAGAGTCAGCCGTCCGCTCAGCCGCAATCCGCAACGGCATCCGCCTACGCAATGTCACGGGACGCTCCAAGTGGGGTAGCATCAAGGAAGCCGTCATCAAGGGTATGGAGATGGGTTTGACAAACAGGCAGATTTCACAACACTTCAAGATGAACTACGAAAGCATTAAGCGTTCCGCCTACTCCCTAAGACCCAAAAACAATGTCAAAAATAATTAAGTTCGTTGCCGTGGGAGACAACCACGGAGATATGGTGGACGAGAAAAGTGCAGTAGAACTCTTCAAGTTCTGTGACAAGTTCCAGCCAGATGAAATCGTGCATCTGGGTGATGGCTACGACCTACGCAGTATCCGCAGGGGTGCTATGGGCAAGGAGGCTGACGAGTCCTTGGTCAAGGATGTCCTCAAGGGGCATTGGTTCATCAAGCGGCTCAAGCCCACAGTTTACCTTTACGGAAACCACGAAGACAGGCTGGAGCAGATTCTTTCCAGCACCCAGAACGGAATCCTGCACGACTACATCTCTGACCTAGACGCTGACATCAAGGGCAACCTCCGTGACAACGGGTGCAAGAAGATTTATCCGTACCACGCTGAACTCGGAGTGCATCGCATATCCCAGATTGCGTTTGTACACGGATACACCTGTGGCACTAGGGCGGTAGAAGAACACGCAATCCACTACGCCGACAGGCACGGGGCTGTCATTATGGGTCACATTCACTC